CTGTAATAGCTCATCGAGTTCAGTAAGGATACTACGGGTGCGCTTTTGCAAGATCTTACTCCATTTGTATTATTTATTAGTAATTAAGAATAAGTTAATCCGAATTCTTTAGACCAGCAAGCATACTTTTAAGTTTGCTACTATCTACAGTTGCATTGATTTTTGGATGGTCTGTAATTTCACCAGTTTCTTTATTAACTGTTGAGTTTGGTTTAATGTTGTTTAGCACATTGTTGATATTACGACTTGCACCATTGCCATCACCTGCCATATCTTCACCAGGGTCTGTAATGCGCATTGTTTCGATATTGTATTCCAAGTCTACTTTATGTCCTACACCAGTTGAGCTACGTGACTTCATACATTGTAACTGATAGCGACCACGTTCTTTCATTGCTCTGCTTGTAAAGATACCAAACACGTTATCTGCTGTATTAATCTTACTAATACCACCCGCAATATGACTATGATCAAACTCAATTTCTTCAACTGCACTACGATTTAACTGCGATGCTGTTACAAGTAATACATTAAGCTCTTTTGCTAAGTTGCGCAATTCTTCTGCTACGTACTTGTCTTTAATAAACTGATCATTTGGGTTAACTTTAATCGACACTGGCATTACTAAGTCTAAGTAATCCACCATAACAAAGTCAATTTTAATACCTGTTTGTATCTGCACTTCTTTTAAGTAACTGCGTATGTCGTTTACGTTACTTTGTGCTGGAAAGCCCTTAACACGATATTGTCCAGATTTCTTACCCACCATCTTAACTTTAAGTTCTGTTGTATCAATATCTTTTCTAATGTCTTTTGTACTCATACCAGTAAGCATAGCATCTGTACGCAGACTACATAGTTCTTCACTAAGTTCCAATGTTACATACACACCACTTAGCCCAGCTTGCAACCAGCTAAGTGCAATGTTCATCATAACCAATGATTTACCCGAACCAGATCCGCCTGCAAAGATGTTAAGTTCACCGCGACTAAAGCCACCGTACAATATCTTATCCATTTGTGGCCAGCCTGTGCTTACTTGGCCGCCACTGTTGAAATATTTGTCGATTCGAGTACGTGGGTCTTCAAAGTATTCTATACCCATGTCTTTAGTTAAACTTATTTGTACAGCGTCTTTAATAAGTTTTTCTACAGGATCATACTCGCCCTTCTCTAACATATCTGCCGCCGCAAGAATTGCACGTTCAAGTTCGTTACGTTTAGTAAAGCCCTCGAACTCTGTCATAAACCAGCTATAGTGATCTTCAGTTAGGTCGGGCACGTGTTTAAGTGTGACTGTAGTTACTGCCTGCACTTGATCAATGGTAGGAAGTGTTCTGTATTCGTCACTGTGTTGTTTAATAAATTTAGCAGCTTCACGTAAACTTCTATCAAAGTTTTCGGGATTGTAGATGTTTTGTACTCGCACATAACTTTGCGGGTCTTGTAACATCATTTCTAAAAATAAACGTTGTAGGTCTGCTGAATATTCTTTGCTCATATGTTAATTATATAGCCTTTTTCTTAATAGCTCAATTTTTAATTTACTTGTTTCTTTAGCATCAATAATGCTTTTAAGCACAAACAGTTTGCCGTACTTAACTACTGCATCGCTAATGTCTTTGCAGTCAGCATCTTCCTGCCATACCGGAAAACTTACACTCCACCCATACTTTATTGCCGCATCGACAAGTTTAGCACCGCTTTTGTCTGCATCAGCAACAACAATAACTTCGCGACCAAGTGCATCAATAATATCTGCTTGTACTTCTGCTACTTCATTACCTAATACTGCTACACCATCAATTGCCATAGCATCGAATGGGCCTTCACAAACAATAACAAACTTCCAATCACGTTGTTGATTGTTAGTGTTGAATACAACGTTGGGTTCATAGTGACTGTAATACTTTGGTTTAACCCCATCAGTAAATGCACGGCTGGTATAACCAATGGGTTTACCTTCCCAAATAATTGGAATGATTACACGTTGATGTAGACTGTGTTCTGTACTATCAGTCCACAAGAAATCATATTTGGTATGATCAACTTTACGCTGTTTAATATAGTCAACTGCTGAATTTAGCAGTGTGGGAACATTATTAAAGTCATCTAATATGTGATGTGTAAGTAGCTGCTGGAAACTTAAAGCATCTTTGGGTAAGTCACGAACTTTAAACTCAATCTTTTCTTCTGGTTCTTTTACCTGTTCTGGCGCTACTAAATCTTTAATGCGGATTGCTTCGATTACTAGACGTTTAACATCACCATCGTTAGCACCAAGCCAACCAAGTAGTTTACGGAATTTAAATGTTAAGTGTCTGCCTGGTTGGTAGCTGGCTTTGAAACCACAATTGAAACAGTGATAGCTAACACTACCATCTGCGTTGGCTGTTAAGCCACCACGGCCACGGGTATCTGCTGATTCACCGTTATGTGGACAACATACTCCGTTGAAACTTGTCCAGCCGCTTGGCGTTGTTTTGCGCTTTGCGGGCAGAATTGTTTTAACAAAATTAGAGATTATATTCAGCATATACTATATTATATGCTAGTTGTTACTACGAGTCAAGTATTTTGATTAATAAACGTTTGAGATAACTTGCATTTGTCCAGCCGCACCCCAATTGTCATCAGTGTATGCAGGTAGTGTTAAGTTACCTACTGCTGTTCCAGTATAGCTTACTGTGTAATTGTAGTATTCTTGTGTTAGGTTCGCAACGTTTGCTTGGTCCAATGTAACCGTACCAACCGAAGTAGTTATACTAGTGATATTAGCAGTAGTCGACCATACTGTTACATTGCCGTCTGTCAGAGCAAAGGTAAAATCTCTACTAGTAATATTAGCAGGCTTTTGGTCATTGTTTCTGAATTGAATTGTGATAATATTGTCAATATTCTTATAAACTTTCACTGGTCTGCTATACACGATTCTATTCCTTGTTTTAATTGTGGGATCATTGTCTAGAACTTGAACCTCTATAATATTTTCATATAAATAACTTGTGATGAGTGGCACTGTGTTTTATCCCTTATCACATATTTATACGGAATCACATGGAAGACAGTCACAAGATTTTACTCGATCAATATCCCTTCTTATCGTTCATAACGTATGGCGGAAATGATTATATTGGCATTGTTCAAAATGCAGATGAATTTATCACCACTATATACGACTTTGCGGCATTACGTACTATAGAACAGAAAACAGTGTTTTTAGCAATGGCAGATCAGTGGTGGTGGGAGAGTAATAGACTTATACCTATTAACGTATTTTTAAAGCAGGATTGGGTAGAGTTTAGAGTTTGTTTAAAAACGTTTAACAGCAAAGATGTCGTAATACAACATGGACCGTACGTAAGTTTAAGAGAGATTGCAGCAAAGCGCAGTAAGCGCAGAAGTATTACGTTAGTTAGACGTATCCAGTAAGTTCATATTAACGACAACTAGATTTGCGTAAGCACATGAGTGACTACGTTTGAAGTAATAAGTATCATCAGCAGGTTTATCCCACACAGTTTCAGCAACTTCTTTCCAAGTTTTACCAACCAAGTGTCGCTTTGCAGGACGTATAATAGCAAGGAACATTGCTAGTCGCGGAATAGTGTTTACTGCTTCGGGCATTTGTAGCAGTAAGTCATAATGTGCATTTACATGCATCAATTGCGCACAGAAATCTGGGTCGTATAGTTTAGCCCAGTCTGGTTCACGCATAAGTTCAATTAGATGTTCTTCATTACGTACTTGCTTATATAAGTTTACATTAAGAAAGTCCAGCTTAACATAACCTCTATCTTCGGCAACATCATAATCTAAACTTGCTTGCGCTGTGAATGGGTCTTGTGGGATGTCGGTTGCATACACCCCAGTATTGTGCTTAACCATCTTACCATCACGCAGAATACTTGCCTGTGTTACATTAAGCAAGTCAATAACTTGTTCTCTGTCGGCAAAATCAATATCAATGTCACTTTTAAACTTAATGGTCATAGCCCAGCATCTTTCAATATTTGTTTAGTCCATTCAGTATCAGCCAAGTAATCCTTAAACTTACGTTGCCAATACTCCGGGTCAATCATTGTGATTATTTGTGTAATTTGCTCTTCGCCCAATGTATCCAAGAATGCAATACCCGAATCACAGTTAAACACAATCCAAGGACTAATACGACCATTAGCGATGTGATGACAAACACGGTTTGCGTTAGCCAATCTAAAATAGTCTGTAAACCCGTTTGGAAATAATTCCGTATTTTCATCCACATAATTCTGCATCTCCGTTAGTGCTCGTTCAAGTGCATCTTGTACTGCTTCTTTGCGCATGTATTGATGCAAGTATTCTAAGTATATTACTTCATGTGTCCAGTTGTCAATCTTCTTGTTCTGTTTAATTACATATTCAATAAATGCTTTTGGGTTTACTGCACGTATACCAATAATATGTCTGCCGAACTTAACAAACGCTGTGTAG